CAGAAGTAGCTGATGCAGCAGCTGCGGTTGCAGAGTTAGCACTAGCTGTAGCTGATGTAGCTGAAGCTGTAGCACTTGTTGCAGAATTAGTAGCTGAAGTTGCAGCGGCAGTTGCACTTGCAGCAGCGTTAGTAGCACTTGTTGTAGCTGAAGCAGCGTCTACCAATAAAGACCACTTAGCAACATCTACATTACTTGAAATAGGTTGTGATCCAGATGAAGTATGTGCAGTTAAACAAATATAAACATTATTATTAGAAGTATCTTTTACAATATCTCTAACAGCAAAAGTTGTACCCGATGACCAGTTACCTCTAAAAGTTCCTAGCTCTTGAGTAACTACAAGTTCACCAGCAGAATCAAAACCAAATACTTTGTTAGCTCTGTTAGTATCACCAATAGTAAACTCAGTAGAGTTCATGGTGTTTGTTCTTGAAAGTTTTATACTTCGATCAACCTCTTCTTGAAGTTGTTGAAGTGTCATCATTGCACGATCCAATCCCTCTTCATGTGATTCCGCAGGGAAAGGATCATTAGCGATATAATCAATCGCTTGTGTTTGCGGAACAGCTCTTCTAATCACAACAGTTTCAGTAGCAGTTGGTATATTACCTGCTGTGAATACAATCGTTCCACCAGAAGCAGAACCTGCACCTGTTACTGTGTAGTGAGTAGTTAAAGTTTTTACTGTTTCAGTAGCTGTCGCATCTCTAATGATAACCTGTAAATCTGTGTCAGCAAAGATCTTGAATGTGTAGTTGAAGGTATCAAGAGTACCATTACCTGCGTATGAGTTCTTTACTGTAGTAGATGATATTGTCATATTGTTTCTCTATATTAAATTATTTATTCTTTGTCTACTTTAATAGTATAAACTTCCTTATCATAATATAAGTTAATTGCGTGTTTAGCTTCTCTAATCATTTCTTTAATCATTATATTAGTCATATGTAATTTGGCTTCTGGAGATTCCTTAGGATCTTCATTAATATTTCTTATAATTTGTTCTTGAACTTGCAATGCTTTATATGCTCTTTCTAATACTACCCAATTTTTAGGTAGTTTTTCTTGTTCTATTTTTGCTTTTTCTATTTCACCTTTTTGTTCTAGTATTCTTTTTGCATTAATTCTTTTCATCACAGGTTCGTATAACTTTCTAAAATCAGTTATAGGTTCTGCATTTCTGTCTGGATTTTTAATTATAAGAGCTTTAATAACAGGATATTCTGATAACATTTTTTTTCTATTTTTAGATCTATTTACAATACCAACAGCATCTAATAATGAATCTGATAATTGTAATATATATCCACCAATACCACCAGACCAACCTCTCCAAGCATTTTCTAAAACAAGAGGTGAAGATGCTTTTGAAAAATCATCACCATTTACTTTTCTAATTAGACTTGCAATTAACTTCATAGTTTCAGATGTGTAATCAGTATATTGATATTCTGATGGAACATTTTCTAAACCAGCAGGAATAATAGGTCTATCAAAAAAGAAACTTCTATTATTTTTAGCTTCAAAAAATGGTTTAAGTATATCTGGAAATGGAACTAAACCTTTAAAAGATTGAACTGTAACAGCATCTTTAAATTTTTCTATAGCTTTAGGATCTTTATCAAAATAATAATCTAAAAATCTTTCAGTTCCAGTACCAAATATTAATCCAATTTCAAATGGTTTGGGTATTGGATAGTATGTTCCATTTACTTTAATATGCCAAAATAAATCTTTTCTCCATTGAGGTAAATCTTGATAATCTGGATCATCATGGTTAGCCATCCATAATAATATAGAAGGTAATTGCACATACATAAAAACTTTAGCATAAGTTTGTAATGGTCTATCTTTAAATGCTTTTATTGTTTGATTTAAACCTTGTATTCTAGCATTAAAAAAAGCAGAAATTTGATTTAATCCTTGAATAGATGCACCCATTCTTCTGTAATCAATAGGATTATCTCTAGTTTCAACTGCTGATTTTTTTATAGCTTGGTCTTCTGATAAACCTCTTTTTAAATTTCTATCAAGAGCTAGTTTAAAATTACCAGCTCTATTAACTTTTTCAGAAAATTCAACATATATTCTAAAAAGTTCTGGAATATTTTTTATATAATTTATTGGTCTAGTTTTTGTAAAATATTCTTTTACTGTTCTATCAAAATAAGTTCTATCAAGAGTAACTATAGAATTTTGTACTGCTGGTGATTTTGAGTATTCTTCATAAACTTTATCTAAACCAAATTTTTTTCTTGTAGGTTTTAAGACCATACTTATTCCCATTAAAGTTTGAAAGTAAGGAACATACCAACCTTTACTTAATATAGCTGAACTAAAAGCATCTCTTGATACATTGTTATATACAAATTCCGCAGCTCCTGTAGCACCAGCTCTTAATGTTCTTGATGGTAAACTAAAAAAATCAGCTAAGTATCTAAATATTCCTTTTTCAAAAGTTTTTGTTGGTCTTGCAAATGCTTCACCTACTTCCCAAACTTCTCTTTTACCATTTCTATAAACTACAATTTCTGTATCTTTTAAATATCCACTTTCTTTTCTAAATACTGAAAAACCATCAACAACTTCTGGCTTTAAACTCTTAGGATTTTCTACTACTTGTTCAAGTTCTTTAGCTGAAATTTTTGTTTCTTTAGTTCTTTTTGGAGAAATTTGAACTTCTGGAAAAGCATTAGGATCTACCTTTCTAACTTGTTCAATCATTTCTAAGAATGATAAATTTGCTTCATTTCTTTTTGCTATAGTAACAAAAGTACCAATATTATTATATATGCTTTCAAATGGATCTATAATTTTTTTCTTACTGCCTTTAAAAAACTTTAATGGATTTCTAACATTTTTTGAAAAATTACCACTACCAGCTTCTTCTAAAAAATCTCTATAAAAAGGAACAAAATCTTTATTTGCTTTTAATGCAGCTTGATAAACTTCTTTAGATATAACTCCAGCATCAAGTAAATATTTTAAAGAAAGTTCAGATACTTTAACAATATCTCTAAATGGTTTTTCAAATTGTTTATTTTCTTTTACAAATTTTTCAGCAGCTTTTATATTAACTCCTGTTTCAAGTTTTTGTGCATTTTTTTCTATAGCTCTTTTTGAAATAGAATATCTAATAAAATCTTTATAAGTAGATAAATCTTTAATATTATTTTCAATAAATATTTTTTTCATTGAAGGTCCTATAACTTTATCTGTTTTAAAATCCATAGCACCTCTTTCAATAAAAGATTGAATTGTATTTTTTACACCATGTAATAATTGAAAATTTTCATAAGGAGAAATATTTTCTTCATATTTGACTCCATATTTTTCTGCTTTTTTTTCAGCTCTTTTATAAACATGATTTTGATCTATAAGATTATAAAACAAATCATCTATAAAATTTTCTGTTTTCCAAATTCTTTCTTTAGTTTCATAAGAGATACTTTTATCTAATTCGTTTCTTGTTTCGTCTTTTACTTTGTCTGCTTTTTCAAATTGTTCTTTTGTTAATGGTTCTTGTTTATTTTTTAATTGAGATTCTAATTCTTTAATTTGATTAATAATAGGTTCTATTTTTTTATTAGTTCTTTCTGCAAGAATAGAATCAACCATTCTATACATTTCATCCATAGAAATATTGGGATTTTTTTTCTTTACTTCTTGCTCTACCTTTCTTCTATCTAAATTATTTTGTTCTCGTGAATCTTTATAAATTTTTTTATTTTGTTCTTTTAATTCTTTAATTTTTTGTTCTATTGTTTTTTCTAATGCTATATCCCTATATGCTCTTGGTGTTTCAATATTTTTTGAATTAAGATCTTCCCAGATAGTTCTATCTTTTACTACATCTTCAATAATATCTATTGGTTTTTTACCTGTCTTTGCAACTACATTATCTAATTTTGATTTAGGAGCTTTAATATTAAATGGTGCAAACAATAAAGATGTTACAGCAAAATCTTCTGCTGTTGGCATATCTTCACCCATAGCAACTCCTGTTGCAGTATATGCTGTTGATTGTGTTAAAGTTCTACCAACAATATTATTAACAATAGGATTTGTAAAAGGTAATAATGCAGGAGCTTTATAAGCAGCATATAATTTTGCTGCTGTCTTAGCACCTTCTGATAAACCTTCTTCTACAAAAATATCCCACCATTCAGAGAAACCTTTTACCTCTCCTCTTTTTAATGCTTCGGAATATATTCCTTGAATAGCACCAGCACTAAATCCACCACCTATAACTGCTCCACCTGGACCACCAACAAAAGTACCAGCAACAGCACCAGGAATAAATGTTGGTATTTCAGCAACCAAACCTACTGCACCTTCAGTTAATTTTTCTAAAAAACCTGTACCTTCTGGTAAAGGTTGATCAACTTTATAACCCCATTGACCATCCGAATGATATTTAATCATTTTATTTAAACCAGAATTTCCTAATGCTCTTTCAAAAGATGGTTTAAATTGATACCTTTCATCATTTCCTAATAAAAATTTTTGTATTCTGTCTGGAGCATTATCATCTGGAATTTGATCAACATCTAAAATTCTACCATAGCCAACATCCTTTTCTACCTCTGTATAAATTGATTGCCAAAATTTTTGTATATCAGTTCTATCAACTTCTTTCTGACCAAACTGTTCTGATATTATTTTTAAAGGAACATTACCTTGTTTCATTTCAAGAAGTTTATCTTCTTTAAATTTATTCACTTGATCAATAGGAACTCCTGCTTTGATCATGTCATTTATTTGGTCTACTACCAAAGGCATTATTGCTCCTGTTTTTTAATTAAATATTCTTGGTATTCTTTTGAATTTATATAATCTTCATAGGATTTATGAACATCTGGATTCCATTGAGGCGGAACTAAGATATTTTCATCTAATGAATCAACATTTTTTTCTGAAATTAATTTTGTTAATAAATCTTTATTTGGTTTAAATTGTTGTAAATTTTTTAAAATAAATTTTTTACTATTAATATTTAAAACTTCATTTATATTTTCTCCATTTCTTATAGCTTCAGAAAAATTAAATATCATTTGAGATTGAAAATCATTTAAACGATTATCAACAGTTGTATCTAAATATTGTAAAGAACTTGGTCCTTCAACAAAAGGTTGAAGTTGCTCAATAACAGAATATAATTTTTTATGATTATCAACAAATACTTGATTGTTTTTATTTGGTAATAAATAATTAATATAATAACCAAATTCTTTTTTAGAAATACCATCGCCAACTCTTTGAGTAATACTTTTAGCTTCTGTTTCTCCTTCTAATTGAAAAGGTGTAATGTGATCTGTAATTTGTCCAGATAATATTGCTTTCTGAATATCAAAATTTTTATAATAATTATTAACATTAGAAAATTCTTTTTGACCTA